AAAACGTTAAATGAAGACTTTAATCTTATACCTATGCTAACACAATTAGACGAAACAATTAACATAAGTAATGGTGTGTACATTACAGACGATGAGGATCATACCAATTTGCTGTTCATTAAACAATTAGATAATGAGTAATAGTACACAAATAAATACAATTGATTAGGCACATTTAGGCAAATACAATTAGGCCCTTCCACAGAGAAAAATAGATAAAGAAACGGAAGAGAGAAAAATGGGAACAACTGATTTAGAAAAACAAAATCTAGAAGCACACGTTGATTTGTGCGAACAAAGATACAAAAACTTAGAATCTCGTCTATCAAACATAGAAGAGAAAGTTGAGAGTATCCATGTTGACATTCAGTCAGGCAACAAATCCATGGTAAAAGTTATTATAGGTGCAACAGGTACCATAGTAGCAGGTCTCTTATCCACAATAGTAGTTCTATTATTAAAGTTTCCAAGTTAATCATAATACCACCCATCACCGCTAAATAACACTGTAGAGCAGGTTATTCATGAAAATAAGTGAAATTGTAGCAGAGTCAGTCGTACAGATTTGGTCACGTACCAAGGCTGGAAAAATGGTGCGTAAGTACAGATGCACAGCAGGTCCACGTAAAGGTAGGATCGTGAGCAGTCCATCAGTATGCACACAACCAAAAAGATTGGGTTCTGTGATGGCAATTAAGAAAGCCAAAGCACGTCGTGGATCAACCATGAAGATCAAACGTTCATTCACTAAACGTACGTCGGCTCCTAGTATCAGAGTAAGTAGACTGAACAGAGCGGCAAGACCTAGCAGAACTAGGTCAAGTTTTAGATCAGGAAAAAGAAGGAGCATTAGAAGATAATGAGATTCAAAGAAATAGCAGAGACTCCGTATCTAAAAAAAACTTTGAAACAGTTTGGACAACAGTCTAGGACTGGTGCACCTATGCCTGCCAACAAATTACCAAAAGGACCAATCAAGAGTGCTGTGAAAAGTAAAATCAAACAACAAAACACACAAACCAATACGCAATTAATGAAGAAGGGCACGACGATGCCTATACCTACAGCACAAGGACAAGAAACGGATTATGAAGTGGACGACGTAAAAGGAGATGAAGTGACTCTAACAACTAAACAACCGTCACAACAAGCGCCACAATCTATAAAGGTTAATAAAAAGGATTTGAATCCTGTAATCACTAACCTACAACGCAGACAAAAAGCAACAACATAATGAGGATAAACGAACTTATTCAAGAATTTACTATCCAAACCTCAAATGAGGAAAAGGAGGTGCTCGGCAAATTAAAGAGTGCTAAAAATTTAGATACTTTTATGGAAAGAGATCAAGAAGTAATAAATCAGTTAGTAAGGAAAAGTCTTGTACGCAAGATAGAACAGGACAATAATGTTATGGTGGTTGCAAATGCAGGTCAAGAAACTAGGTAAAAGACTCCAACGATTTATAAACGAACAGGCAGAGAAAGTCTGTATGCCTATCCAACACGGTAATAGTGTTAGGGTTAAAAACTATGTGATAAGGCAAAACCCACATGGCTACCTACTTTATGATATCAACCAACACAAACAGATTACCACAACATTTACCAAAACAGCGGCATTGGCCCTAGCAAAGCAATTGGCTGATGATCCCAAAAACAGCATTAAACACATAGTAGATACAGATGAAAGCATACAAAACAAGTATAATGAGTGCATATTCTACAAATACACCATGACCACAACCGACGATGATATCAAACGGGAAGTGACTAAAATACGTTATGACATCGTGTGGGAGGATTTACTCAAGTTAAGAGACACCTTAGACAACTACATATTTGATAAATAAATTAGCGAAGGAACAAAAGCATGAAAATAGAGCAGTTTAGACAAGAATTAACTACAGAACAGTTAAACGACAGACTTTCTAAGGTATTCGGTACCTCTATAGATTTAGACAAATTCAGCACAGAACAATTACAAACAGCACAATCTAACGTTGCTGGCAAGATTGCAAACATTGAACAATCAGAACCATTTGATGGATTAAGCCATAACGAAGACTATCACAAGCAAAAAATGTTCCTAGATGTAATCACATCAGCAATAAAAGATAGACAAATAGCAATAGAAGGTTATTACAAAAAAGTTGACCTAGCGGCAGATGAAATGTTAGGTGATTATGTTGATCCAGAAAAAGAAGCATTAAAAATGAACAAAGATGCCGTAGCCGCTGATATCAAATCAAGAGCAGACAAGGAAGATTCAGAAGTAATAAAAAGAGCACTTGAAAAACTTGAATTAGAATTTGAAGACGATGGCACAATGAAAGAACCAGAATACGAACCAGAGCCAATGGAAGGCAATGCTTTCGCACAGGCAGTACAAAAAGCCAAAGCGGCGGGGATGAAAAAAGGTGACAAGTTTAAAGTAGATGGTAAGGAATACACTCTACAAGATTGTGAAAATTTAATAGACGAAATGAGAAAGAAAAAAATGAAAAAGATGGATGAGAAATCAAAACCAGATTATATAGATTTAGACAAAGACGGAAATAAAACGGAGCCGATGAAGAAAGCGGCTAAAGACAAAGAAGAAAAGAAAAAAGTTAAAGAAGGCGCAGAGGAAGAAGCACAATTAGTAATGGCGGCTAAAGACATGGTTGACAAAGTTACTGGTTGGATGGAAGACACAGCGTCAATGCAATCAGAAACAATTTTAGAATTAGGCGATGCAATAAGAGATGAAGAAGGCTCAGAGAAATCAGAACAATTCATAAACGCAGTTAAACCAGCACTAGAATCTTTATACACTTCACTAGAAGCAACAAGAGAAGCACTAACAGGCGGCGTAGCCGTACTGACAGGCGAGAATGCTCCAGACACAATGGGAGCAGATGCTGAAGAACCTGCAATGGAACCAACTACAGATGCAGATGCAGATATGCCAGATCAGTCAGATGACTTTTCTGCAAGTGAACCTGCTTCAGGTGGTGAGGAACCTGCAGACAGAGAAAAGCGAGAACACATAATTAGACTGTCAAGAAGACTTGCTGAAACACTGTCAAAAAAAAAGGCTTAAAAGAGGCCTCCAACAAAGAACTAATACAAGTTCTTAGAAATCTAAAAAGCGACGCAGACTCTCAAGATCAGAAATCATATCTAAGTTTCATCGCGTTGAATAGAATTTTGAATAACGTTGGAGGCTTATCAATCAATTACGATTCATTCAAACAAGCATACGACAATAATCCAACACTTAAAAAAATGATTAAGAACTTTGACCAGAAAGGTGTCACACTTGATACCAATGCTGAAGGTCCTGATGTGCCTACAACAAAAGGCAAACGTACCAAAGGCTTGGACGCAATGGCAAAGAGAGCAACCAAAAAACGCAGTTAATTCTTGACATACTACCAATAGTATTGTAATATTAAGAGATGAGCAGAACAAAAGATCAAATAATCCACGACGTTGAATCAGTGATAGACAAATATATTAAAGTATCTGTTGAACAACATGGTGGAGCAGTTGCGGTAAAAGATTTTGATGTTGACACAGGCAAACTGACCATGTTGATGAAAGGTGCCTGTTCGGGTTGTGCTGGTAGCACTGCCACTTTACAAAAAGGTATTGAGTCAACCATGAAGCATTATATTCCTGAAGTAAAACAAGTTGTGGGAGAAGATGATCCCAACAGCACTGTGGATCCGTATTACACCAATGAATACAATCCATGGAACGGTCCAACATACGATAATATGTTAGATGAGTTAGATAGATTGTCTACAGAGAATGGTGGCAATATTTCCAACGACACAGATAAAAATAATAATTAATGTCATTGATTGTAAAACGTTTCGACTACACAAAATTATCACGCACATCATTAGACGGTAAGAGAGTATACGCCTGTCCAGATGGAAATGCAGTGGCAAGTGTCACAACAATTTTAGATTCTACAAAAGATAAAACGCATCTACTCGAATGGCGTAAACGGGTTGGAGAAGAGACAGCAAAAAGAATTACAAAAGAAGCATCGGGCATGGGAACTCGTATGCACAAATACATTGAAAACTATATCAACGATGGCACTTGGGGTACGCCAGGATCAAATCCTTATTCACAACAAGCATTTAAGATGGCACAGGTGGTTCATAATAATGCACTAAAAGATGTTGATGAAATATGGGGCAGTGAGGTTGGTTTATATTTTCCAAAAATATATGCAGGCACCACTGACTGTGTAGGACAATACAAAGGAAACCCTTGCATAATTGACTTCAAGCAAACCAACAAACCTAAAAAGAAAGAATGGGTAGAAGATTACTTTTTGCAATTAGTGGCCTATGCAGAAGCACACAACGAAGTATATGGAACGGACATTAAGGAAGGTCACGTGTTCATGTGCAGTAGGAAACTAGATTATCAGCAGTTCGATATCACACCAATCACATACAATCATTACAAAAAAGAATGGTGGAATAGAGTAGAAGAATACTACATTAAACACGCAGTTTAAAGACTCCACTGAAAGAAGCAAACACTCGATAAATACTCACAGTAGGATTTATTATATGGCTATTGTTTCAATATCAAGAATACAGATTAGAAGAGGTAGAAAAAACCAAGGTTCAGGATTACCACAACTAGCGGGTGGTGAACTGGGTTGGGCAGTTGATACCCAAGAATTATACATAGGTAACGGTGCAGTATCAGAAGGTGCACCAGCAGTAGGCAATAGTAAAATCCTAACAGAACACGACAATCTATTTGAATTAAGCGATCAATACACTTACAAGAACGGAACAAGCATACAAACAGGTTCTAGTTCATCTAATCCTGTACAAAGAAGTTTACAATCAAGACTAGACGATTTTGTTAATGTAAGATCCTTTGGTGCAAATGGAGACGGCACTGATCAAACTCTTGCACTACAAAGAGCAATAGATCAATTATTCCTACCTTGGTCAAGCGCCACTGATGCAGACAGTTTAAGAAAAAGAGTTACATTAAAATTAGACGCAGGTCTATACAAAATTAGCAATAGTTTAAAAGTGCCACCATACGTGAATCTAGTTGGTGATGGTTCAGACAAAACTGTGATAGAACAAACTGGAGCATACGCAGTAATAGAAACAATTAATGGAAATGGTATTAATGCACAAACAAGTTCAACCAATCAATCTAACATTATTAAATTAGAAGGAATGACATTAAAAAGTTATCTAACTAATCCAGCATTAAAATTAAGTAGCACCAAAGACAGTCAATTTATAGATATCAAATTGCAAGGACCATGGACACAAGGATCGTCAATCACTTCTACACAGATTGGATTGTTAATGGAAGCAACATCAACACCAGTAACAACACAAAACAATAACTTTGAGAAACTTAAAGTTGTAGGATTCAGTTATGGAATATTATCTAATCACGATGTTGCAAACAATCATTTTGAAGACTGTGTGTTTGAAACTCTTTCATATGGTGTGTACTGGGGCAGAGATACAGCACTAGGACAAGTTGCACAGGCGACAGGACCTATCAACAACACAATTACAAATAGTAGATTTACAAATATTGACAAAACAGGTTATTGGGTAAAAGAAGGAAAAGGAAATGTTAGTAAGGAAAACAGTTTTATTAAAGTAGGTAACGATGGTGGATTAGACACAGCACCAGTCCATGCCGTAATAAGATTTGATGCAGATAACAATATTTCAAAAAATGATTTCTTTGCTAGAACAGAATCATTAATGGCTAATACAAGCACAATGACAAACGTTGCATACATACCTGAAGTGCAAGGCAAGTTCAACAATGAATTATCCTTTGTAACAAAATTCAACATAGGGCAATTAGCATCAGCGACAAGAGTTGCCAAATTACCTGCAGACAACAGCAGACATTACAAAATAGAATACACTTACAACAGTTCAATAAGAAATGCATTCAGATCAGGCACACTAGACATAAACATTGACAGAACAGTAGACACAGTAAACTTGTCAGATGAGTATGACTTTTTAGGCGACACGGCAAACAATACCAATTCAACTAGATTAAACTTCACAGCAAGTTTATCTGACGAGAACTCAGACGGGGCAAAAGAATCATGCATTATACAGGCAACAAATCCATCACTATCATCAAATGAAAACGCACAAATCATATTCAAAGTTAGAAGTATCTCATAAGCCTAATATATTTTTTGGAACATACGAACAAAGACTAATTGACTGGAAAAATATTAGAAGTATTATAAACGAAGAGCAAAATCCTTTAGAAATTCTATCTAAAATCTATTTTTACTGTCCTAGAACTAAAACAAAGACAGATGAATACAAAACTGACACATGGTTAGAGCCTTGGCAGTTGCTTGAAAGAAATGATTACAATGAATTTGACCTTTCATTGTTATTATGTTATACTATAATGATAACAGAACAGTTTAAGGACAGCCAAATACTGATACATAATGTCATATCAAAGGAAATTGAATCCAACAACCGTAAGTTTAGTTACGTAATTGAATTTAATAACCAATTTTTAAACGTAAACGATATGGTAATAATGACCAAAGAACTGTTTGACAAAAATTACGTTCTGCATTATACTCATAATATAAAAAATAAGATAAATATTGATTTAATTTAATAGGAAATAGAATACTAATGGAAGTCGCTGAACAGATAATCACAACAAATACATCAAACATTAAAGTACAAAAGAGGGACGGACGTCTAGAGCCATTAGATATCGATAAAATTCACTTTGTTGTTGAAGAAGCCTGCGAAGGATTAACAGGTGTTTCGAGTTCACAAATAGAAATAAATGCAAACATTCAATTTTACGATGGCATTACAACAAAAGACATTCAACACGTATTAGTAAAATCAGCAAACGATTTAATTACATTAGAAAATCCTAACTATCAATACGCCGCCGCCAGACTTCTCTCTTATGATGTGAGAAAAGAAGCACATGGTCAATACGAATACATTCCTTTATTAAAATTAATTCTTAGAAATATTAAATTAGGCGTTTACGATAGAACAATAGTTGAAAAATATCACAAGTCAGAAATTAAAAAGTTTAACACTTGGATCAAAAGAGATAGAGATTTAGATTTTACATACGCAGGTCTAAGACAAGTTGTGGACAAATACCTTGTGCAAGACAGAAGCACGGGAGAACTTTATGAAACTCCACAAGATATGTACATGATGATCGCGGCAACATTATTCGCAGAGTATCCTAAGAAGACTAGAATGAGTTATGTAAAAAAATATTACGATGCAATTTCACAATTTAAAATAAACATACCAACGCCAGTAATGGCAGGAGTAAGAACTCCTATAAGACAATTTGCTTCTTGCGTTCTTGTAGACAGTGATGACACTCTGCCAAGTATCTTTTCAAGTGATATGGCGATTGGATTATATGTTGCCAGAAGAGCAGGTATAGGAATCAACGCAGGACGTATCAGAGGTATTAATAGTAAAATTAGAGGTGGGGAGGTTCAACACACTGGAGTCATTCCGTTCCTTAAAAAATTCGAATCAACTGTGAGATGTTGTACACAGAATGGTGTGCGTGGTGGAAACGCAACCGTACACTTTCCTATATGGCACCAAGAGATTGAAGACATACTTGTATTAAAAAATAACAAAGGTACTGAGGACAACAGAGTTAGACGTATGGACTATTCCATACAGATGTCTAAACTGTTCTATGAAAGATTTATTAATGAAGAGGATATAACTTTATTCTCTCCACATTCCGCTCCTGGATTGTATGATGCGTTTGGAACAGAAAAGTTTGATGCACTCTATAAGAAATATGAAAAGGATAAATCCATTCCTAAGAAAACAATCTCGGCACAGGAACTATTTGCAGACTTACTGAAAGAAAGGGCAGAGACTGGTAGAATCTATGTAATGAATATAGATCATTCAAACTCACACTCTAGTTTCAAAGACAAAGTATCAATGAGTAACTTATGTCAGGAAATTACATTACCCACAACACCAATTAAATCCATAGACGATCCTGAAGGTGAGATAGCACTTTGTATATTGTCAGCAATCAATGTTGGAGCAATAGGAAATTTATCTGAACTTGAAGGGTTATGTGATTTAAGTGTTAGAGCATTAGACGAAATAATAGAATTACAGGACTATCCTGTGAAAGCGGCAGAAGTATCTACTAAATCTAGACGTTCTTTAGGCATTGGATACATTGGGTTAGCACACTATCTCGCGAAGAACGGTGTTAAGTATTCAGATCCAAAGGCGTGGGAGTTAGTAGATAGACTTTCAGAAGCATTCCAATATTACTTGTTGAGAGCAAGTTGTGATATAGCAGAGGAAAAAGGCAAGTGTAAAGCATTTGATAGAACAAAATACGCAGATGGATTACTGCCAATAGATCATTACAAAAAAGAAGTAGATGAAATAGTAGTACACAAACAGAGAATGGCTTGGGAAACTTTAAGAAAAGATATTTTAAAACATGGACTTAGACATTCCACACTATCGGCACAGATGCCCTCGGAAAGTTCTTCCGTTGTTAGTAACGAAACTAACGGCATAGAACCACCAAGAGCACTCCTTTCAATTAAAAAATCCAAAAAAGGTCCATTAAAACAGATAGTTCCAGGTTTCCCTAACTTGAAAAATGCATATACTTTGTTATGGGACATGGGTGGTAACGAAGGATACATCAAGATTGTATCTGTTATGCAGAAATATTTTGACCAAGCAATATCAGGCAACTGGTCATACAATCCATTACAATATGAAAACAACGAAGTACCATTATCAGTAATGGCGCAAGATATGTTGATGGCATACAAATATGGATGGAAGACAAGTTATTACCAGAACACATATGACTTTAAGGGTGAAGAGGAAGATGTGCAACCATCGGGTATTGATGCTCCAGTTATTCCAAATAAATCCCATGTTAATGGCGAACATTTAAACGGTGAGTCACACGTCAACGGTGAACACTTGAATGGTGAAGCCAAGGTGCAAGAACAACTACAGGATTTAGAAGATGGAGAGTGTGAAGCCTGCACAATATAAAGTTGACGTAAATCAAAAAATTTGTTATAATTGATAATTATTAGGTATGGCGAAAACAGTTTTTAATAGAAAAGATATAGACTTTACAAAGGAACCTATGTTCTTTGGTGAGGATCAAAATGTGCAGAGATACGATGTATTCAAGTATCCGCAGTTTGATAAACTTAACCAAACAATGTTAGGATACTTTTGGAGACCTGAGGAAGTTTCTTTACAAAAAGATAGAGCAGACTTCCAAACATTCAGACCAGAACAAAAACACATATTCACATCTAACTTAAAGTATCAAACACTATTAGACAGTGTGCAAGGCAGAGGACCATGTTTAAGTTTCTTACCATATGTTTCTAATCCTGAATTAGAAGGATGTATTGTTACTTGGGACTTTTTCGAAACTATCCATTCAAGAGCATACACACACATAATGAAGAATGTCTATTCGGATCCTGCTGAAGTATTTGACACTATTTTAAATGATAAAGAAATATTAAAAAGAGCAGAATCAGTTACAGAAAACTATGACAGATTTAGTGAGATGGCACAAGACTACACAGTCAAAGGCAAAGGTGATTTAGATGAAGTGAAAAAACAATTATATCTTGCAATGGTAAATGTTAACCTGCTTGAAGGTTTAAGGTTCTATGTATCATTTGCTTGTACATTTGCATTTGGCGAACTTAAACTTATGGAAGGTTCTGCAAAGTTACTTTCATTGATTGCTAGAGATGAAGCAACACACTTGAACTTATCAACACACGTTATCAAAGCATGGCAAAGAGGTGATGACAAAGGTATGAGCAAAGTTATAAAAGGCTTAGATAAAACTGTGATCCAAATGTTTAAGAATTGTGTTGAAGAAGAAAAAGCATGGGCAAAACATTTATTTAAGGACGGTTCAATTATTGGACTTAATGAAAGACTGTTAGGAACTTATGTAGAATGGATTGCGAACAAAAGATTAAGAGCATTAGGTTTCGATCCACTTTATGATGTATCTGCTTCACAAAATCCTCTACCATGGACACAGCACTGGTTGTCATCTAAAGGTATGCAGATTGCTCCACAAGAAACTGAAATAGAATCTTACATCATTGGTGGAGTTAAACAGGACGTTAAAAAAGGTCAGTTTTCTAAATTCAAATTATAATGACTACTTACGAAGGAATGAATGGCTTGGAAGTTTTATACACTATCCTATTTGTTGAATGGGACAAAGGACTTTGGGGCATAATAATATTAGGTTTAATCTTCGCATTAGTATCCATAATAACAGACGACAATTTCCAAAAATACATAAAGCACTTCAATCAAGACATTTGATTGACTTTCCTAAAATAATTAAGTATAATAAAGCAAATAGGAGAATACAATAGATGTCAACAATTACGGAAGAATCAACAATAGTCTGGAGTAAGATGATGTGTCCGCAGTGTACCGCGGCAAAGCAGTTACTTAAACTGAACGAAATCACTTATGAAGAAAGAATGATAGGCGATGGTTGGAGTAAAGAACAATTACTCGAAGCAGTGCCAAATGCAAGAACAGTTCCTCAAATTATATTAAAGGGCAAATTAATTGGTGGATATGATCAACTACGAGCACACTTTAATAAAGAACAAGAGGAAAAAGATGTCACAAATTAATGAAGGCGATACAGTCAGTATCAAATTTACCAGCGGTGAAGAAATAATTGCTAGATTCATTTCAGATGATGGAGCAGTAGTAAACATCCAGAGACCTATGGCATTGGTTAATCTTGCAAGTGGTATTGGACTAGGACCATTCATGTTCACTGTGCCAAAGTTTTCTGAATTGCCGATCAATAAAAATTTAGTACTTACAATGGTGAAGACCGAAGTAGAGTTCGCTAAAAAATACGCAGAAGGTACCACAGGACTTAAATTCACTAATAAATGACCAAACTAATAGCCACTGATTGCGATGGTGTACTTTTCAAATGGGAGGAGATGTTTGACAAGTATATGAAGATTAATGGCTTCGAAAAGAAAACTCAGGATCATTACGAACTACATATGAATTATCAGATACCCGAAGCAGAAATGCCGGTGTTGGTAAAGATATTCAACGAGAGTGCCTATATGAGATACCTGGAACCAGTGGAAGGAGCAGTTGAATATGTTAAAAAACTTGCTGACGAAGGTTGGAGGTTCCATGTGATTACGTCTCAAAGCACTGATAAGATAGCCAACCAAGCACGAAAAGACAACTTGAAAGATGTATTTGGAGATGTGTTCCAAGATTTTACATTTTTGGACACAGGCGGAGGCAAGATTGATGCACTAAAAAATTTGGTACCAGGCACTTGGTGGATAGAAGACAAACCAAAAAATGCCTTTGATGGTGCCGTTCTAGGTTTGGCATCAATACTACTTGACCTTCCGCACAATTCAAGTTATACTATAAACAAACAAATGAATTTCCAGAGAGCAAAAGACTGGAAACACATTTATGATATCATAAAGGAGAAACATTATGTCAACACATGATGAAATAAAAACAGCCTACGAAAGTTATGTTGCAGAGCAAGAAGCCTTCGAAACAAAAGGTGTAAAAGCGGCGGCGGCTAGAGCCAGAAAGGCTTTAGGAAACTTAGGCAAATTAAGTAAAACAAGAAGAAAAGAAATACAAGAGAAGAAAAACTCTATGTAATTCAATTTGGTTGCTTGGCACACGTCAAGCAACCAATCTTATCCCTATTTGATAAATAATATTTGATATATAATATCACTACGGGAATATATAAAGTATGGAAAAAGGCAAGGTAAAATGGTTCAACTCCGCAAAAGGTTTTGGATTCATAACACCAGACATTGAGGGCAAAGACGTATTTCTTCACATTTCAGCACTAAAAGCCGCTAACATAAAAGAAGTTATGGACGGTGACGTGATTGAATACACTCTACAAGAGTTCAGAGGAAGACAAGTAGCGTCTGACATCAAAGTAATCAAAAACTTCAATCAATAATCATTGACAAACTGACAATATTCTGTTTAAATACAGAGTAGGCGTTGAAGTGTGAGTAATAAACATTTAGGACGTCGGGGCAGTACCGACCACCTCCACCAAATCGTTCACGCAAAACACATTGTCACTTTGTGTTTTACGGGGGTGATATAGGTTCGACTAGTGTCTAAAAGCACATGGAGTTTACCAGTAAGATCTCTGTAAAAGGTCATTCATAAATGCAAACGCATTTAAACCAGAAGTGACAGTTCCAGTCAGCATATTCGCTGATGCGGAATTGGTTGCCGCTTAATACCGGCCACTTGGCGGAGTAGACTAGCCGGGCAACAGAAGTAGTCAGGTGTGGGAGTTTCGGCTCCCACACTATAAACACATCTTATAACTTATCATTGCACTAAACTTCACACATCTACAATCTAAATATTAATGTGATTGGAGGAGATTATGCGTACTCGTACTAGGACACAGTCTTCTAAAACTCTATGGAAGAAATGGAAGAAGAAGGCGCCCAAGGTGCCTGATATTACTTGCCCTATTATTGACGATGTTTTACAACGTATCGAGAAGCATCAACAGAAAGGTAAAGTGATGTCGCAGTACCAATGGGACATAATTCAAAGACGAATGGAACAACTCCGAACTGATAATGAACTATTAAGAGAAAGCGGAATTTACTGGTATAATATCTGTAAAGATCGTTACAAAGATTTAAAAGATAAGTAGTTTTAATATGTGGAAAGTGATTATAATAGTGTGTACATTAGGCAATCCTTGTGTCGTGTTTGACGAGGATCCTGTCAAATATTACAAAGACAAGAATGAATGTATGGAAGTTGCAAATCAAAAAGGTTCGGGACTCATACAAACCTTCGGCGAATTCGGATACGCAGTCACAGACTCCAGAATTTCCTGCGAACAGGACAATAATTCTTTATAAAATCCAATAAAATAGCGACTTTTTTACACTTGACCCTAGTGCCAAAATCATATATAATATAGGTATGAAAAGGGTACAAAAGTCTAAGGAGTCTGTGTCTACACCTACAATAGGTTCTAAGATAAAGACATTCTTAATTAAAACATTTTTTGTAGCACTGGTGATTGGTGTGGCTTTTGGAGCAGGTACATTCAAACCTAATTTTATTGTAGTAAAACAAATCCAACAAGAAGAAGATAAAAAGATGGTTGCACTTGCAAAAGAGTTCGGACTACACGAACCTGATTTTACATTTAAAAACAACAAAGAATTTGTGTTATCTATGAACAAATGCATAGACTATCTTAATTGGACGACAGCATCCGACCAAAGAATACCAAGAGATATTATAGTTGCAATGGCTATTGTAGAATCCGCTTATGGTACAAGTAGATTTGCAACAGAAGGTAATGCACTATTTGGTGTGAGGACTTGGAGTAAAGATGTTCCGCAGATGAAACCTTTAGCAATACCTAACGCAAAATTTGGTGTAAAGAAATACAAAACAAAATGCCAAAGTGTAGCAGATGTAATAGACATTTTGAATAGACATCCAGCATATGAAGAATTTAGAACAGAAAGAACCAAGCAGTTGAAAGATGGCAATATAGATTATACCAAATTAGTTAATGGACTTAAGGCTTGGTCAACCAATGAAATGTACAGCCAAATTATATTGGCAAAAATTAAATCAATCAACGCAGTTGACAAATAATTAAATATAACGTAATATTAAATATGGGGTTTATACAATTGAAATTACCTAAGAGATTAAGATTAAAACTGCCTAACACTTCTTCCTTGCGTAAGGCTAGAGAGGAATACAGGAAGTGGCTTAAAGAGAGAGGTTTGGACAAGTTGAAGCCTCGGAATAAGACTGAAGAATTTAAGTTCGAGCCTGTGGTAGAAAGAACAGGTGTGCCGTTGGGCAATAAGATTCCTGTCAGCGGTGGCAAGAAAAGAGAGCAGTTATTTTATTCGGGCAAAAGAAAATTGATTGGTATAGCAACAATGCACAAAAGCAATCAAGTTCCTGTGTTCGCAGATGATGACGATGAAAAAGGAAGAAAAGCGGCAACTGAAATAACATTAATGAAAGGCAACAAGTGAACCTATTGAGGTTAGCAATATTTGTATGTGGTATAGCAATTATAATTTTAAGCATAGTAATTTATCAGCAACAACTGATGATCAACGAACTTCATATGGAGTGGATCAGCATAATGGAATTACTAATGGAATGGTTGAAAGAAAAAGGAATTCAGATTCCGGTGATGGAACCGACAGAGGTGTAGATGAAGAAGTGTGGAACTGGTATTGTTATGATTGTAGATGGCGTGGAGTCGCACAAGAACTTAAACAAGACGACGAATCAGAAGAAGGCTGGGTGTGTCCCAAGTGTGACAGCACTCGTATAGAAGACAGAGGATGGCATAGGGGGAACGAAAAATGGACTTAGAAAGTGGATTACTTTTATTTTTTATTGGAATACCTTTTTCCGTATTTGTACTATGGGGATTAATTAGTTTTATAGGAGCAACAGAAAAACAAAGAGATAAAGATGAAGATTCCGACGATATCAATAAGTTCATATTTTGATTGGCTAAAGAAAGCCAAGTTGGTAGAACTTAAAGACATAGACATAAGTTCAGATCCAGTAAGACCTGATCTACCAGTGTCTTGGAGAACTAACCATGGTAGAAAAATGTTCGGTCTATATTATGGAGACGATTTAATGGCTGTGATGTGTTTCGCATACACCAATGAAGTTCCTACAACATTATACGAATTAGATAAGTTGAGTGAAGTAGCACATTTAGAAAGTGTGCATAGAGTAGGACAACAAGGAAAGATTGCAGTGGCTTATACGGTATGGAGTCTTAAAAAGGGCGGTGGGCGAATGATAGTAAACGAAGTCCACAAAATGATTAAGGAGTCCAGTCATTTAACTAGATTGGTTACACTTTCGCCATTAACGCAGATGGCTGAGAAATTCCATTTAAGGAATGGTGCCAAACTATTACAGAAGAATTTATGGACTCAAAACTTCGAATATCACTTCGATAACAAATAATTTTGGTAACATTACCAAAATAGTTCAACAATCACGCCAAAAAATAAAAACCAAATTACTTGACTATTTTTCCAAAATCTTATATAATGTAAAGATAAAAGAGGAGGCTTATGAAAAGGCACTTAAACATAATAATGGTATTAGCACTGGCATTCGTGTTATCCGCTTGTTCGGGTAGGATGGTAAACTTGCCAACTGAAAATACTAAAGCGAAGAAAGTACCTAATTGGTATTTGAAGCACCAAGACACAGGTAAAGAAGGAGTATTGTTTAAAGGTTACTATTATGCAGTAGCGGTAGCAGTATCTCCAGATATGGAAATGTCTATGAAGAAGGCAGTTCTTAAAGCAAAGGCGAAGATCACTGACAGGATAAATGGTGAGATGAACAATAAGACATCTATCATTTACACTGAAAAAGGTGCTCCAGAGTCTATGACAGGTGTTGTTGAATCTAACGATACTATTGTTAATATGATTAAACAGACAGTTCTTAGAACTTATTCTGTTGAAAAGAAATTGACAATGTATAATAAAGATAAGAGCAATTACAGGTCATTTGTTTTGGTAAAAATATCCAAGAAGGATATTAATGCTATTATACAGTCGGTGGAAGAAAAGAATAATCTTAAACTAACATCGAAGATTAGTAGCACAATAGACAAAGCATCTAATAAAGTTCTTAAACAAACGAAGGACTAGTATATGAACTGGAATAGCATTATAGTTGCTATTAGTTTGGTAATGCTGACTATCTTCGTGACGTTAGGATTCTTAATGACTCGAGCAGAAGCAGGTGGTCCATGGAGTGATCAATATTGCAATGCAAAAGTCGAGACCATAGTCGTTAAGAATGAAAAAGGCGAAGTAATAGACAAACAGTCAGTTGAAACTTTAATATGCGACGACGGTAGAAACGATTTCCTTGCATTCAGTGGTATAGCAAAAGAATGCAAAGAGTATTGGTTCGAGATGTATGTTGCAGGAAAATGGCAAAGGAAGAGAGGATATGTCTGTCAAAAATTTGATGGCAGTTGGGAAATGGTTAATCCTATTAAGTAGTCTATCGTTGACTGCCTGTGGTACACCTACAAAAACAACCAACAGTCTATCTAGTCAGAAGAGTGTAAGCCACAATTACACACACGCAGGAACAGGTGTAGAAGTGTGGTATAACTTTGTAAGAAACAATATGGGCAAGTTATCTAAGGAAGATAAGAAGAAACAGGATGAGGCTGTTTTCTTTGCACTTAATAATTTAGATGATGGCAAAGTTGTATCTTGGCATAATATTAAAAAAGACACTCACGGCTATGTAAAAATAGTTGCAAGTTATCCACACGGTAGTGGTTATTGTAGAGTCGTGTTTACCCAGATACAAAAGAAGGGTAATGCAAGGGACTTTAAAGAAACTGCCTGTAAGGATGTGTCCTATCGAGGTTGGCAATTTATACGGTAAATTAAGGTAAATATATAAACTTTTAAAGGAGTTTATATGTTATTTGGTTTATTAACATTTTTAATTGCAATAACCATATCAAGTGTAGCAATCTATTACTCAGTAGCAGGACTTGTGGCAATATTTGCCGCGGCGGCTGTGCCTATAATCATAATGGGTACTGCCTTAGAAGTTGGAAAACTTGTTGCCGCAGTATGGCTCCACAGGTATTGGAATAGGGCCGCCTGGTGGTTAAAGACATATCTATCCATTGCGGTAGTTGTATTGATGATTATCACATCAATGGGTATATTTGGATTCCTTTCAAAAGCACACGTAGAACAAAATTTAGCCAGCGACACAGTCATACAAAGAATAGAGATCATAGAAGGCAAGATACTTGCTGAAGAGAAATACATCGAAAGGCAGAATGATGTATTAGAGAGAATTCAATCCAAAGACAAAAGCGGTGTAGATAGATTTAATCAAGACATAGCGATAGAACAAAAGAAGATAGATGACGCCTATGCTAGAATAGAAGTGTTAGATGCTGATGTAGAAGCATTCACATCACGTAATAAAGGATTTGGTGGAACTGGTAGAGTCAAACAAGGACTTGAATTGAGAGAGAAACAAGGTCCTGAACGTGAAGCACTGATGCTTAAAATCGAACAAGCATCTAATAAGATTGACGAAATAAGAGAAAAGAACGATAAGTCACTGGACAAAGTTGACAATCAAGTTGCAATAGCAGAAAAGAATATATTTGATTCCACTACTAGAATAGACGGTTTCCTGCTTGATTTAGAGCCTTTAAAAGGGCAAGTTATGAAGTTGGAGTCCGAGGTAGGGCCTATAAGATATATTGCTGAATTTGTGTATGGAGAAGAGGCAGATAGGAACTTATTGGAAGAAGCAGTAAGATGGGTAATCATAACTATTATATTTGTATTTGATCCATTAGCAGTGTTATTGTTGATTGCTTCGCAGTACACTTTCCGTTGGAGATATATTGATGCAGGAGGTAAAACAACTCCGCCTGCTCCTAGTAAGCCACCAAGCACTCCATCAGCACCTAAAGGTGGATTAAAGTTGAGTGCCATTGCACCTAAGAAAGAACCAAGAACTACAAGTAAACCTATCAAGTTAAGTGATATATCCAATGCTAAGACTATACCTAATAAAAAAGTAGAGCCTAAGGTAGAAGTTAAAGTAGAGGAAGTAAAGTATGACCCCGAACCAGTTAAAAAAATTACAGAAGATAAAGAAAAAGAGTTTAAACAAAGAGAAAAAGAAGAGGTTGAAGCATTGAGACGTGTGTCGTACGAAGCAAAAGAATCTGACGAAAAGATACAGGCAAACAAACAAGAATGGAAAGAACAAAATCCAAACGACACAATACACAGACATAAGGAACTATACATCAAAGGTTTTATAGATGAATTGCCTTGGGAGAATATGCCTGTTAAGGAAGAGCCACCTATGCCTTTAGAACAATGGAACGCAATGATCGAATCAGCAGAGAAGGAAGTTGCAAAAGAGGAACCAAAAAAAAAGACTTCCAATTACATAATGAGAGCGGAGACGGGCGACAAACAAGTGAAAGTCAAGGACAGAGTACCAGCGGAAGAATCAAACCAAACCTCACAGAATTAGTATATCCAGAATCCTACATACAGAACGAAGAGCAAGACACCAAATCACATTGGAAAAAAATTATCGAATAACTGAATAATTATTAGTATGACCAAAATTACTATGATCACTGAACCCGATAAATTGTTAAACGACAGGGTAAGTGTTTTATTGGTTGTACCTGATGATGATTTAAAAGCACAATTCAACAACATAATGAAAGAGATGGACATAGAAGTAAATCTTTATATGTGGGAGTTGGGTGATCCTGATTACGATAGCAATATTAAATGGTTAGTAGAAGTTGCTAGAGACGTGGACCATGTAATTTTAAATTGTGATGGTATGTGGAAGGATAGATGGATAGTGGGATATCTATTACAATTAAGTCATTGCTATTTCAGACACATGGGATCCACAGAAGCATTTGGATACAATATAGTGAATAATAATAAGATATGGGACTTAAAATATCTTAAAGAACATATTGAACAATTGAAGCAAAGGAAAAATGGACATTAAAGCAGACTTGTGGTTTCCAACAGTGGTATGGAATTACCAACTAAAACAAATAAACGATGCAGAATTGCGTGACTATGTCATTAATTTTAGACAGGACGATCCAGGCAAGACAGCATCTAACTATGGTGGATGGCAAAGTAGAAACATAGATATACTAGACGAACGTCCATTAAACATAGAAAAATTTATTGTTGCACTACAACAAAACGTAGATGCCGCGGCTAAGATGGCCAACCTACCTAAGTTGCAGATATGTGATTACTGGTGGAACATTAATAATAAAGGTGATTACAATCATCCACATCATCATAGGGATAGCATATTGAGTGGAGTATATTATATAGATGTTCCTGACGAGAATATGGGTGATATACATTTCGAACGTGAAGATGATGCTGAATACTTCCTACCAAGATTTATGCCAGGTAGAAATCAAATAACGGCAGTGAGAGCATCTTACAAACCAAAAACGGGAAACGGTCTTATATTTCCTAGTTGGGTAAAACATTCGGTAGATGGCAATCAATCAGATAAGCCAAGAATATCAATGAGTTTCAACACAGCCATTTCTATGGACAAGGCTAATGACGAATTGGCGAGCATGAATGGTATGCCTACAACAAAAGATATGGCTCCACCACCAGAGCCACCAAAGTCAATTGACAAATAAAATCTAGTGTGTTAATATACATTAGATGGCAACTTCTAAAGATAAAAAAGTTCTAATAGAAAAAATCAAAAACGAAAGAAAGTTTTACGAATTTAGATTCGAAGCATACGGCGGCGAGGCTGTAATGGGTTTTGTTACTAAAGAAGCATACGATTATTGGACAGAAAAATCCAGCAGGGACTTTGATGCCTACATGGCTGAATATAGAGATTCTAATCTTGTTGGCAAAGTGCCGAGAAGTTGCCAAATACACAAAGACTGGTACGAACATGACGACATAACACACGCATCAGGAGTAGAATTTACCGCACAGAATACATTATATATTGATCAATATGATAAGGACTTTAAGTATGAAGATTGTATCATGCAGATACCTTTGGACTTAGACGAGTTTTACAAATTAGGAATCAAATGCATAGACCATGGAAGTTTTGATAGTGATCATTCCGTTGTAGAGAACAGGCATTACTTTTTTGGACAAAGTTTTGAAAAAGGTGTTTGGTATACAGAAGAAAAGATCAGAGGTGGTCCGCATGGATTGGAACTGAACAAAGTGTTTTTAGATTACCAAGCAATTGATGGTTGGCCCGTTATCACAGGAGTACAATATGAAGGTTATGATTATTACCTTACTGCCGACACCAGAGGCAAAAGTCTTAATATGAGCCTGCATGAAGGATATCAAACACAGGATTTTGGTAAAGAAAGTGTAAAAAATGTATAATTTGCTCTTGAATTATCGTAATGAGTTATTATATAATAGTGTATCACGTAAGGTGATAAATAAAAATGTAAGTTGCTTGGATAGGACTTACATTAAATTAACTTGCTTAATAAGGAGGAAAAGCGATGACAAACAATAAAGCACTATCTATATTCAATCAATTAAGACCAGTAACAGTAGGATTCGACAATGTGTTCGATCATTTCGAAAGTATGTTCGATGACGGATTCATGAGAATGCCAACTGCTACAAACTTCCCACCGTACAACATAGTGAAGACTGGTGAATACACGTACGACGTAGAACTTGCACTTGCAGGTTTTTCTAAGGACGATATCGAAGTTCACTACGAAAACAATATGTTGACTGTGAAGTCCAAGCAGAAGGAGAAGTCCGAAGCAAAAGACTCAGACGGTGTGATACACAGAGGCATCAGTAAGAGATGGTTTAGTAAATCATTCACTATTGCTGACGATGTGGAAATCAAAGGAGCGGAATTAAAAGATGGCTTGTTGAAAGTATCTATGGAAAGAATTGTTCCAGAAGGTAAAAAAGCAAGATCAATCGAAGTGAAGTAACTTTGAATATGGGTAGGGTGGAAACACCCTACCTAACTTAAATAGTATTATGACAACTGAATTAGACGTAAAAGTAGACAACAAAGTAAAGGCAATCCAAAAGGAGCCATCCAATTACACTGTGATTCTTTTGAATGACGATGTGACTCCGATGGACTTCGTAATAGAATTAATAGTAAAGATTTTTAGACACACCCCAGAAACGGCAAAAGATTTAACCTTAAAGATCCATAAGGAAGGTTCGGCAGTCGTTGGTATATATACATATGAAATAGCAGAGCAGAAAGGTATAGAGGCGACCAACGAAAGTAGAACAAGAGGTTTTCCTCTACAGGTTAAAATTGAACAAGAGTAATTTAAAAGAACTTACCAAACAAGTACACCAAGACGCAGAACGACAAGAGTTCGTAGGAGAACTAATGTCTGGCAAGATGTCAAACGAAATGTATGCCACGTTCTTGTGGAACCAACATTCTATCTACAATTTATTAGAAGTATTTGCAATGAAGCACGGACTTCTAAATGAATTTCCTGCCATAAGAAGAGCACCTAAAATATTAGCGGACTTTAAACAACTTTGGAAATCCAACGAGATGCCAGTTATTACTGAAAGCACAAACAAATATTTGAAACACGTATTTGAAATAGGAGAGGATCCTGAAAAATTAATGGCACACATATACGTTAGGCATATGGGAGACTTGTCAGGTGGACAGATGATTAAAAAGAAAGCACCAGGGCAAGGTAGTATGTATGAATTCGATTGTGACATAAAGGAAACAAAGGAAAAAATAAGAGCAAAAACAAACGATGGTATGGCTGATGAGGCTAAACTATGTTTCAAGTATGCCGCAGAACTATTCAAGGAATTGTATGCCCAGAAGAAAGAAACTGACCAATAAGTGGGACCTAATAAAAATTAAAGTATTAGAAGACGAAATAGAATATTTTAAAAGTTGTATTCAAGAACATGACACAGGTCATATCTACACTACAATAGATGCTTTGGAAACAAGAGTTAAATTACTTAAAGGAATAGAAACAGATGATCCTTTCCTTCATCACAGAACGGATCCTAATTTAATATGAGTTTTATCTGGGACACATTAATAGATTGCCAAGAACAAATTATAAAAGAGTTTGATGCCAGAGGCAAAGAAATACAAGAAGAGGGTATGGCACAATTCAATCAACCAGACAATGGTTGGATCAATAGAGTATGGCAAACGGAAGATTGTAGACGCTGTCATATAGACGTTGTTGATGCTAGAGATTCCAAGGCTTTGTGGATGATGCACGTATGCATCTTTCCTAATCTAGAAAACAATGGACCTATATACGGCTTTGATGTTATTGCAGGTAAAAACAAAATGACAGGAGCATTCCATGATTTTTCAAGAAGTTCAGGTGGAGAAGCACATCCTTTAATAGATTGGTACAAAGAATCAGTAGAAGATTTTATACCAAGCAAGAGACGTGAACTACCCGAGTGGGCACAGAATATTTTTTCAAGTTCTATGCTGGCGGCTGGAAATGTAAAGACAGACGAAGAGGCAAAAGCAATAGTCAACCTTGCTATAAAGAATTTAAAAGTTTATTTCGATTCAATTGCCGAATACAACAATACAGCCAAAAAAGAAGACACAATTGAAGCACAAAACTATTACTGTCATAACCAACAACAAAATCCACACACACCAAGAGTAATGAAATCCTTGGGTCTTAATGAAGCAGATGTAGAACTATTTTGTACAGATGCACTATTTCCAAAAATAAAAGACTAATAAAATAGCGATGTCTGTGCGTTTGACATTGATTAAATTTTTTGTTATAATGTAAGTATGAAGTTAAGCCAAATGCATACACCGGATCAAGTAAAGGCAAAGTCTAATGCAGTAGATGTTAAGATGCAGGAATTAAAAGATGCAGTAGACAAAAATATGCCTTATGACCATATAAAGTTTCTTGTTGACGATCTAGCGGTATTGATTAGAGAATTACAGAATGCTGGTTAATATTGTTGGTGGCAACAAAACAATAAGGTCACTTACCCAAAGTTTAGTAGATTATTGTGCCGATAAACTTAATCTAAATAATTCAATCATATTAGATATAGAATTTTCAAACAAGTTGTACAAGGAAGATGGTTTACTTGGTGAGATTGATTTCGATGATAACAATCACAGACCCAAAGAGTTTACAATGACTGTGGACAAGACAGTTTCTAAAAGAAGAATGTTGGAAACTATTGCACACGAAATGGTGCACGTAAAACAATATGCCAAGGGTGAGTTGGTAGATTTATCCAGATGTGGATCTACGAAATGGCAGAACGAAGTGATCAACAAAGATACGAATTACTGGGACCTACCATGGGAGGTTGAAGCACACGGTAAGGAACTGGGCCTGTTCATTAGATGGGCAGAGGACAACAAACTGGGCAAATATGCATGGACCCAGGAAAAGTACGCATAAAACCCTAAAATTAATTTTTATAATATACTACTATAATTAATCTCTGGTGCTTTTTCAGAGCACTTTTTTAATTAAATAGTAGTATGAAATCCAAAAGACATTATAAGATCAAAATCAAGAAGGCTCTTGAGAGACGAGGCGACGAAGAGGACTACTTTCCTACAGAAGCCGTTGCTGTCAGATGGTATAATATCTTAAATCAATCATTATTCGAAAACAAATTAACACGTCCTCAATTGATTGTAAAAAGATTGAGAGGATGTAAAGGTCAATTACATATGGATTGGGACGCAAGATATTCTAGAAAAGGAACTTGCAACCAGAATCACATTCCATATCACAATCCAACTTTCGCTTATGTGATAGAATTACATCATAGATTTGAAACTTGGAGAACGTTCATAGAAACACTTGCACATGAAATGGTCCACCAATGGCAAGTAGAAATAGTCAAGGACCCAACAGCCAACCACAACAAGAATTTCTTTTCTTGGAGAGAAAAATTTTCAAAGTATAGAATGGATTTGGGTTTATAAGAAGTTAAAACCTATATTTATCTTAATCCGGTTTAGTTAGATCATCTAGGGTGATTATGTGGGATTTTGGAAAAGTTCTTGTTCCGTCTTTTGGTTTTTCGCTCACAACTTTTGGTTTTACACGTGCCAAATTCCGGACCTGTTTATTGGCTTTCTTCTGCTCTCTTCTAATAACTCTGTCAGACTTTTTAGCCATATAAACATCTCCATAAAAATACTTATTTGGTTATTGACTTTCCTGCCAAATAGTGTTATATTTTAGTGTATTTGATATGTATAATAAAGATAATAAAAAAATATACTTAAATGACGCAGTCAGCAAGGAAGGTGACTACGCATTAATATTTGATAAGGAAGGTGAATTAGTTAGTCTATTCATAGCAGAAGAATTTAGTGATATGCCAGTACCTCAACAAATAAAAGATATTTGTAAACACATTTTTAATATCGACGTAGAAAAACATCAGGAGAGGAGGTTGCATTGACAATTAAGATTGAAGTTCGAAACAACAATGTGGAGAAGGCTTTAAGAGTTCTTAAAAAGAAATTAAAGAAAGAAGAAATTTTTCAAGAAATGAAAGATAGGCAGTACTATCAAAAGCCTAGCGAAATAAGACGTGAAAGAAAAAAACAAAGAAGAATAGCAATTAAAAAAGCAGAAAAATTAAGAAGAAACTTTTTATAAGATGGCAAACAGATTTCATTTAGCAATACCTGTAGGCGATATAACAGAAGCCATGAATTTTTATTGCAACGTGTTAGGTTGCGAGAAAGGTAATTCAGAATTCAAATATCCAGATGCCTGGGTAGATATTAATTTTTGGGGCAACGAATTGACATTACACTCTTCAGAAGAGTTTGAAAAAGTAGAAAGCAAAAGACACAATGTTGATATGGGTAACGTCACAGTGCCACACTTTGGTGTTCACATCAGTGCAGAGGACTTTGCCAATTTGAAAGAGAGATTAGCAGAACACAAAATCAAATACATAGACGAACCTTATGTTAGATTCGAAGGAACAGAATTAGAACAGGAAACAATGTTCATTGCAGACCCTTATGGCAATGCAATGGAAATAAAGACAATGAAAAATCCGGATACACTATGGAGAACAAACAAATGACATTTGAAGAAAAGACAAAAGAGTATAGAGAACAAATTACTTCTTTAAAAGAAATAGATAGTTTAGAAGTCTACCAATGGCTTATTGGGTTAGGAAAGAAGTTAAATGAAAATCCTTTAAGCAAAGAAAAACAGACACAGGAAAACAAAGTAGTAAGATGTCAGTATGATTTATATGTGGACAAAGAAGATGATACATTTAAGGCCTGGAGCAACGCAATGGTGGCAGGTGGGTATGCCTATGTACTTGTTGACATCTTTAATTCAATCAGCAAAGAAGAAGCAAAGAATATTACTGTGGAAGATTTTAAAAAAATTAAACTAGATGAAATGTTGACCATGAATAGACAAACAGGGTTTTATGAAATGGTTGAAAAGATGTTGAGAAAAATATAATGTATTATGTAAGAAAACTTTTTACTAAAAAATTTTTCCTTGGTATTGGAAGTATTGGTGGATTTATATATCTACTTGCATTACTTTTAAATTTTTTACAAGGAACAATATAATGTACGCATGGATAAATTGGTATGTGCCAGATGAGAGAGTCAAGCATTATATCTTTTTTATGATTCTTGGACTATTTGTATTTCCATATCTTTTCCTAGGTATGAGGTTTACAATGTTTGGTTATCTAACAAACCTTTTATTGCTTGATGGATTATATTATTTTATGTACAAGGCTCAAAAAAAATATTTAGACGATAAGGATGACAATGGAAACAATTCATTTTGATGATAAGTGTACCATAGAGTGTACAAGGAATGGACAAAAGGTAGAGGCCGATATACTCAATTTTAGGGAGAATCAGTTTTTAAGTGTGGTATTCCAAAAAACAGTTAAATTACAATTACAATACAACGCAGAGAAGAGTGTGTATATTGGTAATATGAGTGGACTCGAATTCATCACTGAAGGTCCTGAAAAATTTGTAAGTAAACAAGGAAGATAAACAATGGCGAAAATTTGTGTAGTAGGTGCTGGTAAAATCGGCCGAATAGTAAACGCATTTCTAAAACTAGAAAAGCACGAAACATTTTTAGTAGATTCTAATACTGAGATTGAAAACGCAATCCATATAGATGCAAACGATGAATCCGCACTAACGGACTTTATCAAGGACAAAGACATAGTTGTTAGTTGTGCTTCTTATGATGCAAACATTTCTATAGCAGATGCCTGTGCGGCAAATGACGTTGCATATTTTGATCTTACAGAAGATGTTGCAGTATCCAATCATATCAAAGGATTAAAGACAGATGCGTTCATGATGCCACAGTCTGGATTGGCTCCAGGAGCAGTAAACATAATAGCATCTGATCTAATTAAAAAATTTAGTAGAGTAGACAAAGTTAAAATGAGGGTTGGTGCGTTGCCAATGTTCACAGCCAATAGTATGGCATATTACTTAACATGGTCAACATCTGGATTGATAAACGAATACATCAACGAAGTTGACATTATAGCAGGTGGTAAACCAATAAAAGTACAACCACTTGACGGACTAGAACATTTATTCATAGACGGAAACAAGTATGAAGCATTCAACACTTCGGGAGGAGTTGCTTCTATGTGTGATACATTTGCTGGTAAAGTTAAAACAATGAGTTACAAAACAATCAGATATCCAGGACATCATGCAAGTATGAAGTTTTTATTAGAGGATCTTAATTTAAAACATAACAAAGAAAAATTTATAGACCTATTTGACCAAGAAGTTCCTTACACTACAAAAGATGTGGTAGTAATGTTTATCACAGTAATTGGAGTAATAGATGGCAAGTTGCAGGAAAGAACGTTCCAAAAGAAAATTTACGGTGACAAGGCTCTTAATGCAATTCAAAGAACAACGGCTTCAGGAGTGTGTGCAGTTGTACAAGCATACGCAGAAGGTAAACTGACAGGCTCAGGATTCCAAAAACAGGAAGATGTGCCATTTGAAGTTTTCACAAGCAACAAATTTGGGAAATTATATGAACAGGACTGATTACGATAAGGTAATTGAAAGAGCAGTAGAGATTCAAAAAGAATGGCGTAATATACCAGCACCCGGCAGAGGTGATCTAATTAGAGTATTTGGCAACGAACTACGTGATGTTATCATGCCGATTGGTAATGCCATAATGAAAGACGCAAAAAAGATCAGAGCAGAAGCAGTTGGAGAAGTTCAAGAGGCAATTGATATGTGTGATTTCGCAGTAGGATTATCTAGACAGTTGTATGGATTGACAATACAGAGTGAAAGACCGCAACACAAACTTCAAGAAATTTATAATCCACTAGGAGTTGTTGGAGTGATTACAGCCTTCAATTTTCCTTGTGCCGTTTGGGCATGGAATCATTGTCTAGCGATGGTGTGTGGAAATAGTGTTGTATGGAAAGGTTCACCCAAAGCAAAAAATGTGACTGAGATATGTAAAAAGTCTTGGGACAGAGCAGTAGAAAAAACATTTCCTGAACCTTGGTTTAAATTTAAAGACTTACTACAAGTTGTAGATGGAGATAAAGAAGAAGCAGAATGGATGGCTGACGACAGTAGAATTAATTTGTTAAGTGCCACTGGTTCGACAGCAATGGGTAAAGCATTGGCTCCTAGAGTATCAGCAAGAATGGGTAAAGCATTATACGAACTAGGCGGAAACAATGGAATGATAGTATCTGATAAGGCAAACATAGATTTAGCAGTAAGAGGAATTGTATTTGGTGCAGTTGGTACGGCAGGACAAAGATGCACCACTTTAAGAAGATTAATTGTGCATGAGTCTGTATATGATGATTTAATGTCTAAATTAAAACCTGCATATGCAAGTTTACCAGTTGGTGATAATTTTGATGAATCCACTTTGGTTGGACCACTTATCAATCAAGAGTCTGTAGATAGAATGCAATCTGTGTTAGAACAAGCCAAAGCAAAAGGATATATAGTTCACGGTGGTGAAGTTGTTGAAGGGTGTTCTGTGAGACCCGCTATTGTTGAAGCAACAGAACAATGTGATTTAATTAAGACAGAAACATTTGCACCCATTTTATACGTGTTAAAATATTCGGATCTAGATGAAGCAATAAATATTCATAACGCAGTTCCGCAAGGATTAAGTTCTTGTATATTCACTGACAGTGTTCAAGAGGCAGAACTTTTTACATCGGCAATAGGTTCCGATTGTGGTATTGTTAATATTAACATTGGACCAAGCGGTGCGGAAATTGGCGGTGCATTCGGTGGTGAGAAAGACACTGGTGGTGGACGTGAGTCTGGTTCTGATGCATGGAAACAATACATGAGAAGAAGCACAGTCACAATCAACTACGGAAAATCATTACCATTAGCACAAGGAATTAAATTCGGAGACTAAAATGCCAAAAGGCTTTTATAAAGATCCTGAACTTAAATTCGATCTTGACAAAATGCAGTCAGCATTACAAGACGTAGACTCACGTGTGGCTAGACAATCGCCGTTAGGTGAAAGAGATATCAATGCAATATGTCTAACTCAAATACCAAATGATCCAAATTCAATCACAGGTGGAAATGTAAGAGGATTGTATTGGACTAAACCAGACAGCACGTACGAAGAAGTCCAGAGAGAAGAAGTAATAGATGAAGTGCAGTATTCAGAATTTGTAAAACTATTCGAAGACACATATTTCAAAGAGATGTATGATGCAATTACCAAAAAATACAAACTTGGTAGAGTTAGATTACTTTGGAAACTTCCAAGAACCACATTAAGTTGGCATAGAGATCCAGAACCAAGATTGCACATTCCAATAGTATCAAATTTTGGTGCTAGGATGTGTGTTGATACTGAAGTTCGTCATATGCCTGCAGATGGTTCTGTATGGATCACAGACAATACCAAATATCATAATGCTTTCAATGGTGGAGAAGAGGATAGAGTTCATCTTGTTGCCACTGTTTTGGATTGCGATATGTCCATCTTCGAATAATTTGGTAAAACACTTTCCCAAAAAACCTTGACTTAAAGTACCTAAGACTGTATATTAATATTATATGTTAAAAACGATAACAAATATCTTTAGAGGAGATATCTCGATGACAAAAACAGCAACAATCCAGAACAGAGTAGAATCTGCTTTACTATCTGGTGCGGCATTAACATCAAGTGCTATTAAAAATAGATTTGGTGCTGGTAACCCACAGGCAGTAATACAAGCATTAAGATTCAAAGGTATCCCTGTATTCTTAAACACTAACAAAAGAAGTGGTGTAAAAGTTTACAGAACTGGTAAAGCACCGAAATCAGTAGTAGGCGCTGGATACAAAGCGATTGCAAAAGGTTTAATTTAATAATTAAATTTTTATAAATTGATTAAAATAGGCGGCTTTATGTCGCCTATTTTTTTGACTTGACTTTCAACTAATTTGCCTATATAATTTAAAAATAAGGAAAAAATTATGAGTGAATTTAAACAAGGTATTTTTAACATACTTAAAAAATTAGGAACAAGCAGTTTAGCACTTGCCTTAATTTATACCGCAGGACATATCATAATTGCAATGTCAGTTGTTAGTGTAATGACTGGTGCAAGTCTTTGGGAGGCTGGTGCAGTTGCATTGATTGAACCTAGTATAAATGGGGTTTGGTTCTATGTTTTACACAATATTTGGCGAAAATTCAGCGGAAATCCTAACGCAAAAGCATTCAACGATTAAAAAGCCGCATAAACACTGGCTTTTTTGACCTATCTTTCTGGTTGACTTTTTGGTACTTCAGACATTATAATAATACTATAAACAACAAGAAAGGCACCATGCAAAAACAAATAGAACAATACATAGAAAACATTAAAAAAGACTACGTTGGTTTTGGAAGACCACAAAGTAAAACTCAACTAGAAGTTCACGAAAATATGAAGAATGAGTTCAACGATAGTATTAGAGTTGAACCTGGTAAGAAGTATATTAAGATTACTACTGCCATTGGAACTAGCAGATCAGTTCATTCATTTTTAGCGGCAAAAGACTTCACTACTTCAAAAGGTGTGCAGTTTAAAAAAGGTGATATCCTTAAGGCGGCTAGTTGGCAAAATCCAACTTTGAATGCTCCAAGAGGTAACATTTTTGGTGATTATGTCGTTAAATGGACTGGTGCGTGTTATATGGACGGTCAAAAAAGAATATTAGTTTAATTAACATAGAAAGGGAAACCATGCAAACTCAAGAAAAACAAGTAGTTAAATTTATGAACCACAAAGTAGATCCTACATACATTTGGCACACTGCCAAAGATGCGGCTATTAAGGCAGTTGACGAGTACATGAAGGACAAAGAGGAGCCTATGTACTGTGGTTTCGCAAATGTTAAAATCAGACCTGCAAAAGGTAAATTCGTTAATTTCTTAAAACAACAAGAAATTGGTGATATAGCATACAAAGGTGGTTGGAGAATATCCTACTACGATATTATGCCAAAAAGTCATCCTTGGAGATGTACACAATCTATGGATATTAAAGAAGTTGGTTGTGATGCGTTCGCAAATGCTTTGGAATCTTTTGGTTTAGATTGCATAAGTGAAAGTAGAGCAGACTAATAGGTTGACTTTTTTGAATAAAGAAAGTAAAATAATGAATAAGAAAAGGCAAACATAAAGGCAAGAAAGGGCACAATGCAAAACACAATATACGTTCTGGAAGGTTCTTACAGAAACAAATTAATAGAGAACCAATCATTCCAATTACTAAAAGCATATCAACCACATCCGCACAAGGAAGGTGGATACATCACAGTTAAGATAGATCCTAAAGACTATCCTGGAGCAACATCAGACAAGATTAAGGTAAACGTGGTGAGCGAGAATCAATTGAGAGATTCGGCTCCTGAACAACCTAAAGAAGAGAGCGATTCCGAAACTGTGGAAAGAATGAGAAAAAGATTCACAATCTTAGACAGCATGACAAAGGCTTGTAAAAAAGGTGATGTGAGAGCAATGATTGTATCGGGACCTCCAGGTGTTGGTAAGAGTTATGGAGTAGAAACTGTATTGGATAGATATGGAGTTGTATCTACACTTGGCAACACGGCACCAAAGTATGAAGTTGTAAAAGGTGCAATGTCTCCAATTGGTTTATATTGTAAACTTTATAATTATTCTGGTGCTGATAATGTATTGGTATTTGATGACTGTGATAGCATATTACTAGATGATTTAAGTTTGAACATACTTAAGGCGGCACTTGATTCTAAAAAAACTAGAAGAATATGTTGGAACACAGACTCCCATATGTTAAGAAGAGAGGGTGTGCCTGATACTTTTAACTTTGCTGGTTCAGTTATTTTTATTACAAATATTAAATTCGATAATGTAAAGAGTAAGAAGTTGAGAGATCATTTAGAAGCATTAGAGAGTAGATGTCATTATATTGACCTTACTATTGACACAATTAGAGAAAAGATCCTAAGGATTAAACAAATTGTAAATGACGGTATGTTAAAAAGTTATTCACTACCAAAAGAAACAGAAGAAGGTATTGTGGCTTTTATAGATGAATACAAAAGACAATTAAGAGAAATAAGTTTGAGAACGGTTCTTAAGATTGCGGATTTGGCAAAGTCTTTTCCAGACAATTGGCAAGAAATGGCAAAACAAACTGTTTTAAAACCTGTATAATGGAGTTATAATAAACGCATGAAAAAGTACAAAAGAAATTGGTTAGAAAGAAAACTTGATGAATACAATCATACTATGGAATTGATTAGAACAATTCTCCCGATTGCTATATTAATCATACAAGTTATAATATTATTGAAGGTATTATGATAGTACAATTATTAAATGATCTGAAGAAGATGAGAGATGATATGGTTGCTAGGAACTATCCGTTTCAGCAGTTATCTAATTTAATTGTGAAATATGAAAATTTACTTGATGAACAAAAGACACCAAGTGAAAAACTACAAGATGATTTGGAGCCAATAGAATGAGAACACAACCACAAGAAGTTATTGCAAAACTAGAAGCAGACAATAGTAGACTAGCAAAGGAGAAGATATTGTTAGATGCTATGAATGAAGGACTAGATGAGTTCTTCGAAGGCTTGAAGATGTGTCTGGATAAGTTGTACACGTTTGGAGTGAAGCAAGTTCCAACAAAAGATGAAGTTGTTGCAGGACAAGGATGTCCTTGGAAGGTATTCAAAGAACTTGCAGAAAAACTTTACAATAGAGAATTGACTGGACACAATGCCAGAGATGCCATAAACCTTGTGATGAGTTCAGCGACAGCAGAACAATGGAATGGTTTCTATAGAAGAATATTAATAAAAGATTTGCGTTGCGGAGTTTCAGAAAAGACTGTGAACTCCGTTGCAAAAAAGAACAAGTTTGGCAAGTACATGGTGCCCGTGTTTACTTGCCAACTTGCCCATGATTCAGCAAACCATGAAAAGAAGTTGGTGGGCGAGAAGATGTTAGAAGTTAAACTAGATGGTGTAAGAACTTTGGCTATCGTACATCCAGATGGCAAAGTAGATATGTTGAGTAGGAATGGTAAGGAGTTTACGAACTTTGGACATATACAAGAAGAAATATCCGCAGTTGTAAAACAAGATCCACCACCATATCCTTTGGTGCTAGATGGTGAAGTGATGAGTGAGAACTTCCAGGACCTTATGAAACAGGTTCATAGAAAAGGAAGTGCTAATGCCAAAGATGCAGTATTGCATTTATTCGATTTCATTCCATTAGAGGATTTTAAAAAGGGTAAATGGGACAAAACACAAACAATGAGAACTGCCATGTTGAAGGCTTGGTACCAAAAGCATGATACCAATTTAAACGCCGTTAGAGTGCTGGATCATGAAATTGTGAACTTAGACACACCCGAAGGTCAGAAGACGTACACAGAGGTGAATAAAAGGGCCGTAGAGGGAGGATATGAGGGTATTATGATTAAAGATCTCAATGCTCCTTATGAATGCAAAAGAAGTCATGCTTGGTTGAAGTTAAAACCATTCATAGAGGTTAGTTTGGAAATTAAAGCAACAGAAGAAGGTACTGGCAGAAATGTTGGTAAATTAGGTGCTTTGATTTGTGAGGGAACAGATGATGGCAAGAAGATTAAAACTAATGTTGGATCTGGATTGAGTGATGACAATAGAGATATATTTTGGAAAAGCAAAGACAAACTGATTGGACAAATTGTAGAAGTTAGAGCAGATGCTATTACAAAGAATCAAGACAGTGAAGATGAATACAGTCTAAGATTTCCAAGATTTATGAGATTCAGAGGATTTGAAATAGGAGAAAAAATATGATATCAGAATATGATGCAGTAAAGAAGATATTGGATTCCAACCACATCACAGACATCGATGATATAGAATATGGTGGAGAATGTTTTGACGAACTAATGGATTATTTCGCAGATGAGATGCCATACGGAGTAAAGAAGGCAAGAACAGGTATGCCTGATGAATGGATACATGAAAAGTTGATTGATCTTGGCTTCGACAAAGAAGAATTTGATTGGTGGGGTAGTTAGATGAGTAGAGGGTTTATGTTCAAAACAATACTAATTTACGAGGCACTTGCCATAGTAGGTTGGAATATTATGGCTAGAACAGAAGCCGACTATGAAAAATGGTTATTTGAAAATATCCATGCAGTAGTTTATATAACACTATCAACGACAATGTTATTTGTCACTATGGTTTATGTAATACAATGGAGTTTAGACAAATTAGGTTTAAGAAGAAAAATGGCAGAACTACAAGATCCAAGGAGAACAGATGAAGAGAAAAAGAAAATTAAAACTCAGTAAGAAAAAGGAAGAGTGGACTTTCACTAAATGGGACGGTCCTCCATATTCTTATAGTGTTAAAGTAAATGGAACATTAAAACGTATGTCTGGCTTTGATGTGGAACACATACAAAATCAATTATATCCTAGAAAAGCCACTATGATAAGAAAGGTAAAAGATGAAGACTAAAAAGGAACTTTACATTAATGGTTTCACTAATAAAATAGATATCCTAACATCAATAAAGGAAACTATACAGGAAGGTAGTTATGTTTATGCAGAGGATATGTTAAACCAATTAATAGATTATGAGGAGGAAGATGCCAAGAGCAAAGAAAAAATATAGTCAGATTGATCACATGGTGCAGATGGGAAGAGTGTCTGCATTGATGGAGGCATCTATATCATTGAATAAACTTATTTTAAAAGAAAAACAAGCATTAAAAAAGATTGAACAATTAAGATTGGTAAAAGATATTAAAAATGACTAAAGAAGTCGACATAATAAAGAAAGCAATGGCGGACAACAAGAAAGTTTTCTTGAAAGAAATGAAACAACTGAACGATAAACTTGATGATTTGGACAAGCGTCTTACCAAACATATTGATTTTATAGAAAGGGTGTATGGGCCGTTATCAACAAGTATCGACAAGTTCAAGAAATTTTTTAGGTAGAAGTATGGTGAATATAGAAGATTGTGGATGGTGTAACAAATTAAGGAATTGGGCGATAGATACTGCCACGATCCTGTTTGACGATAACCATAATGATTTGAGAGCATTACCTAAGACTGTTAGATTACAGATATTGGTTGTGTTAAGTTTCGTATGGAGCACGGTGTTCACTATATATTTCTTTAACATATCAACAATGTTATATGGTTGGGTAGGATTAGTAATTGGTCACTTGGGAATCATATTTGCAATGTACGTGACGTTCAAGCAGTTTCATAATGCACAGAAAAGATTTATTAATTATAAATTTGATGGATATCATTCTGCAGGTAGAACAAGAGGCTTTATGATAGGCAGAGATAAAAAAGGTAATCCATACAAAGTTTATTTTGATCCTAACGATCCAGGAGGCGAACATGAGTAAATGGATAGTGGGAGTAATAATGCTTGTGGTTATAGCAATGTTCTATAAAGGTATAGAAGTATTAGGTCCCAGCAACACAAATAGAGACGTGTTGTACGAAGGACCTATCAAGTCAACAGAAGATAGATGGAAGGCGGCATTCGAATGGATGGAAAAGAGAAAAAATTAGATCAGTTTGAAATAGAAGCAAAGACTTCTGGTGGTGCAGTATTCGAACAAGGTGTGAAGATGTCGAAAAGTAATAAAGCAATAAGAAGGATAGCGGAACCTCTTATGGCAAAACATTGGAAACAAGAAGTTACAAATCTACATAGAATTTATAGGGTAGCGGAATATCTTCACAAAAGGACAAAAAGGTTAAAATGAACACATATTTTTTTGATTACGAACCTGGAGACAGAGTGAAAAATCCTAAAGCACCTGAATGGGGAATAGGACAAGTACAATCTATAATAAAAAATAAAGTCACAGTAAATTTTGAGGACGCAGGTAAAAAAACTGTTGACGGTAGTGTAATAGAACTGGAAAAAATTTAATGTCAGAATTATACAACAAAGTAAGAAAATTTATACCCGAAGTAGAATGGGCAGTGCATGAACCTTTAGTAGAACAGATTAATAAACTTAAAAAAGAAAAGAATGCAGTGATACTGGCACATAGTTATATGACTCCAGAAATATATCATTGTGTGGCAGATATAGTGGGAGACTCATTAAAACTTGCAAAAGAATCACAAAAAGCAAAAGCGGACATCATTATAATGTGTGGTGTACACTTTATGGCTGAAACGGCTAAGATATTAAATCCTAACAAGAAAGTATTGATACCTGATATGTCAGCAGGTTGTTCACTGGCTGAATCAATTACAGGAGAGGACGTAAGACTTTTAAAACAAAAATATCCTGGTGTGCCAGTTGTTTCTTATGTTAATACATCAGCAGACGTAAAAGCAGAGACAGATATATGTTGTACAAGTTCTAACGCGGTAGAGATAGTTGAGTCATTAGGCGTAGACAAAGTTATATTTTTACCAGATGAATATTTAGGCAAGAACGTTGCCGCACAGACTAAAGTGAAGATTATAACATTCCATGGAACTTGTATAGTGCATGAAAGATTTACGCCAGAAGAAATAAGAGAATATAGAAAAAACTATCCTGGCATAGTTGTATTAGCACACCCAGAGTGTCCACCAGAAGTTGTAGCAGAAGCAGACTACACAGGATCAACTTCTAAGATGAGTAACTACGTCAGAGACAAACAACCTAAGAAGGTTTTGATGGTTACTGAATGTTCTATGAGTGACAATGTCGCTATTGAAAATCCTAATGTTGAAATGATTAAACCTTGTAATTTATGTCCGTATATGAAAAAAATTACTTTGCAAGGAATCTATAATAGTTTGACAAACGGAACAGACGAAGTTAAACTAACAGATGCAGTAATGGATAAAGCAAGATTATCTATATCAAGAATGATTGAGGTAAAATGAGAATTTGTATAGTATATGGACATCACAATACCAAAAGCAGTTTCAATGCCGCAATCAGAGATACTTTTATTGAAGAAGCCACTTTGTGTGGACACGAAATAGATTTAATTAATCTGTTTGACGAGGAAGTTCAATTACCATTTTACAATTCAGAGATCAATCCGCCACCACAGATTGTATTAGATTATAGAAAAAGATTAGAAAACAGTGACGTGATGTTCCTTATAGGATCTTGTCATAACTTGAGAATGCCAACCATACTAGAAAATTGGATCGACTGGGTATTACACCCGAAATGGTTTTTCAGTTACAGAGCATTGGTTCCGGGCAGTAAATATTTTAAGAACTATGGTTACCCTGTGCCAGGTGCGATGAACGGCAAACTGGGATTGATATCAATGACATATGGTGGACCTATGGTGACCTATGTAAATTTTAGTTTATTTGATAATATTCCTTACAGAAGGATAAAGAAAGCAGTATTTAATTTAGGTGGCATGGTTACAAAGTACATAAGATTTTATTCTGTGTTACCTGGCATGAAACAATCAGAATTCGATGCACACATGGGCAGAGTAAGGAAACTTGCTAGAAGTTTAAATCCTGACAAGAAGAAAAAGATTAGTTGGTGGGCATAATGAAAAGTTACACATTAGATATAAAAGTAGGTGATAAGGTTGAAGTTGGACGTTTTAGAAACGTGATGGCTACCGTCAAAGCAATAGAGATAGACGAACACGGACAACCAGTAATTATAACAAGCAAAGGTCCAAAGAAGTTGTTAAGTCTTAGACTTATGAAGTTATCACCAGGTGCAAAAACTCCAAAACAGATACTTTTAGAGAGAAATAAAACAAAAAAATCTTGATTTTTCTTCATTGAGACTATATAGCATTTATAGTACCATGGAAAAAACAGAAATAAAAAAGCCTACAATACAAGAAAGAATAGCCAGTCGTGTAACCGAAATACTCGATCCTGTAGAAAGTTGGCTGGACAGATACAACAACAATCCTGATAGATTCAACCCTGAAACTTTAAAACTTGTTCCTTTGTTTAAGAAGGAGAAGGTGGGTGGAGTACACGCAAGAAAGATTCAAGAAAGATTTGAAGAACCCTACAAAGAATTTAAAGACCTATTGGATTTGCGTAAAAAGAATTTGAAATTCGAAGAACTAGATGAAGAGGGAGAAACAGATTCGGCTGAAAGACAGTTGTTAGAAGCATACGAGGGAGTCACTAACGAAACAATAGAGAAAGGTATCAAAGCATATGACAATATATTTGAAGCCTGTGACTACATGATTAGTATTGCAAACGCAAATAGAAAGCCACGCACAAAGAAAGTCAAGTCACCAGAGAAGTTGGTTGCTAAATTGCAATACAAACAGGAAGAAACAAAATTGAATCTAAAATCTATTGATCCAACAGAAATAATTTACGCAGAAGAACTTTGGGTGTACAATACAAAGACAAGGAAGTTGGGTCATTACGTTGCTAGGACATTAGATCCTAGAGGTCTCAATAGACCTGGAACAGGACTTATGATACAAGGCACGTCTGTAAAAGGATTTGATGAGGATAAAAGTATTCAAAAAACACTCAGAAAACCAGAGGAACAATTAAAGGAATTCAGTGATTCAGGGCCTAAAAAAGTGCTTGAATTTTATGATGCTATTAAGACTATGGGCATTAAACTTAATGGACGTATTAATACTGAAGTTCTTTTACTCAGAGCAGTTAGATAAATAACTGTATATGAGCACAAGAGACGACATAATTTCTATTAAAAACGGGTTAATTACACTTGGCAATGCCATTGACAATCTTAGTGTACACGCAGAGGACTCAGGGCAAATAGTTAATTCAGCGAAAACTATTAACTTCCAAGGTAAAGATCATAACTCAATCTACGGAAAAGGTTTACAATGGAGTGGCATGGGCAATACGAAAATGCTACACCTACAAGGTGAGCCTAATAGAATATGGAGTTCGGAAATATTCGATCTACACAAAGACGCACACTATTCAATAGACAACACACCTGTACTAACTTCCGAAGAGTTAGGTCCTACAATTCAAAAATCCAATCTAAGAAAAGTTGGAATATTAAATGGATTAGCAGTAAACGGAGATGTAAACTTCGATCAATTTGTATTCTTTGATTCAGGTATGAGCAGATTAGGTGTTGGTGTAGAAGCAATGAATGGTCAATTTTCTGTTGCATCTAACTACGTTGAATTTAGAGTTCAACCTAATGAGGACAATGCAGAAGTAGGAACTTGGACAACACACGATTTAAGAATTCAAACAGATAGCACAGACAGAATCACTGTTAAAGCAAACGGTGATGTAGTTATAGGAAACAAAGGTGGTACAGACAACACTGTAAACATACATGGCAAACTTGGAGTAGGCGTTAGCAACATGAGAGGTGACGCATCACTAGAAGTGTCTGGAGCACTAAGATTCAAAAACAGAATATTTGATGTCGGATCTGAAGCACCAACACAAGGTGCATGGTCGCAAGGTGACACTATTTGGAACATTAATCCTACGCCAGGAAACGTTATGGGTTGGGTATGTACTAAAACAGGGACACCAGGCGAATGGAAAACTTTCGGAAATATTTCAAACTAGAAAAAACAGTTAAACACTGGATATGGATAGGCAGGATTGCTCCGCTTACCGCTCTGGTTCTATTACTTTTATCTTTATCTTTTGAGCCTACGGGTGTAACATCTTACATCATAATAGGTATCTGTATCACATTTGCAATCACAGCCTTTGCATGGTGGTGGTGGGTGATACACGCAGTAAAAGATATATTCAATCTACTTGGTGAAGCAAACAAACGATTCGCTGAAGTAATCAAAGAACTAAAACAAATCAAACAGGACTATTTTAAAAAGAAGGACTAGAAACTCCAAAGTTCTTTTTTGTATTTCTTAGAAAGGTTATCGTAGTATGACGTATTTTTTTGTAAAGACTGTCTTGCCATTGTTAGGGATTTACGTTTCTGTGCGAGAACTAGATTATATTTTCCATTCCCTGTCGACATTCCTCGCATTTTAGTATTCGCTTTCCTATGATCCGGCAGGAAAATGTATTCAGGATATTTCTTGCTAATTTTCCTACAATAATTTTGTAATCTTGATTTGGTAATTTTGTCTGGCACGATAAAAATACAAACTTCTTTTCTAATCAAAACGGGGTCTACATCTAACGCAGAAGCCTGTATAATGTGATATCTAGCATTTTTGGCAAACGGACACATACTATGGTTGCCTAATTTTTCGTGGACCTCACTAACTTTTTTTATCCACCGTGTGATATCTGTGTAAATAGAACTAGTCATTATAAACGTATTTAATTATGTTAGTTATAGGAAACGGCGAGAGTAGAAAATCAATAGACATTAGCACACTTAAATTGCCTACTGTGGGTTGCAATGCAATCTTCAGAGACACGACAGTGGATCATCTGGTATGCGTTGATAGAAGAATGATACGCGAAGCCTTAGAACACAATAACACAAATCAATCAATACTCTACACAAGACCCGATTGGTGTGCAGAGTTTGGAGTTTTTCCTGTACCTGAATTGCCTTACAAAGGAGACTTAAGACAGGACGATCCTTGGCATTGGGGCACAGGACAGTATGCCCTTTTAGTTGCTGTGAAATATTGTGTGATGGATCACATCCACGTGATAGGTTTTGATATGAAAAGCAAAGATGGATTGGTAAACAATTATTACAAAGACAGTAAATCTTATGATGAATCAAAAAAGTCAGCAGTAGATCCTAGTTATTGGTTATATCAAAACAGAAAAATATTTGAACACTATCCCAAGCAAAACTTCAATTTTTATGTGGATGAATATTTCAAAGTGCCAGAAGGTTGGGATCAAATATCAAATTTACGGATACTACCAATTTCTGACATACACAAACATATTGTTATCTAAATACTTGACAAAAACATAATAATTTTATATTATGTATAAATGAGGACTAAACGTCGACCCTCTCTAAATATTCCGCCGTATTATAAGGAGAAGTTATGAAACATCAAAGCACTAAAACATATGGCACAGATAGAGGGTTCAGTTGTGCCTTTAGACAACCTAAAGCAACACACAGTCATTGTTCATTAATTCACGGATACAGTCTGGGATTTAAATTTACATTCGAAGCAGATTATCTAGATGATAAAAACTGGGTATATGATTTTGGAAATTGTAAATGGATTAAAAAATATTTAGAAGACAATTTTGATCACACACTTGCAGTAGACATGAATGATCCACAAATGGAAGATTTCAAACAATTAGAAAGCAAAGGACTTGCTAAGGTTGTTGAGATGAGTGGAGTTGGTTGTGAAAAATTTGCAGAACACGTATTCAATTATGTGGCTCCGCAGATTACTAATGAAACAGCCAAGAGAGTAAGATTAGCAAGTGTTGAAGTATTTGAACATGGCTCTAATAGTGCTGTGTACTTAAATACTGATAATGTCTAAAAATTTTATTATCTGTCTTAAACACGGAACCAAGTACGGACCAAACTACGTAAACACACTGGAACAAATGGTGCGAAGACATTGCACCGTGCCATTCGAATTCATTTGTTACACTGACGATACCACTGGTTTAAACAATACTATCAGGACCATGGACCTTACAGAGGCATACGGAGTTGTAGGTTGGTGGCATAAACCTTTACTATTCAATCCAAATAATCCAATCGGTGATCCAGGTGATACTATCCTTTACACAGATTTAGATGTAATTATTTTTAGAAACATAGATAAATTATTTTCACACAAACAAGGAAAATTTTGTGTGATAAGAGATTTTAACAGATCAGCAAATCCACAATGGAAAAAATTTAATAGTAGTGTTGTGAGATGGCAAATAGGACAACATCCACAAATATACAATGACTTTATAAAGACAGCGCCAACACAGGTTAGAAGATTCCATGGAGATCAAGATTGGTTATATTCACAAGTTTTCAATACAAAGGATTTTGAGTTTTGGCCCGACGAATGGATAATGAGTTACAAGTGGGAAATGAGAAATAGACCACCCATGCACCGAAGAAAAGATGGTGTAAGAGATTTTATAAGTCCTGGTGTGCCGGCTGTTAAACCTGAAACATCAATAGCAGTGTTCCACGGCGATCCTCAACCTGCCAACTGTCAAGATCCTTGGTGCATAGAGAATTGGCGTTGACGCATACCAAAATATTTGCTATAATAAAGAATGACTAGACGTATCGGATTCTGCTGTCAATGGTTCCACCATGATAGAACACTTAAAAAGAAACAATTAGAAGAAATAGAAAGACCAATGAACACACGTTCAACAACCGTGCGTTGGCTTAACGAACACAAAGATGAAGCAGAAGCAAAACTAGATTTCGTATTCAAACACAACATCGACGGCATTAAAAATTTAATCTTAAAAGTTTCCACACTTCCTAAAAGCAGAAGAATGTGTAGGATAAGTTCTCCAATATTGCCTGTGGCTACGCAGGCGGACTGGAGATACTATTGGGACAAACCTGAAATAATAAACTATTGTGAAAAACATTTCGCAGAGGCAGGTGATCTTGCAAGAAAACATGATGTAAAAGTTAGTTTCCATCCTGGACAATTCACAGTACTTGCTTCGGATACTCCAGACATAGTTGATAGATCAATAGATGAATTTGAATATCATGTAAACATGGCACGTTGGATGGGATTTGGTAAAAGTTTTCAAGACGGTTGCAAGATAAATGTACACATCTCTGGTAGGCAAGGACCTGCAGGTATTATCAAAGCAATACCTAGACTGTCTCCCGAAGCACGTAATCTATTGACGATCGAAAATGATGAAATGGGTTGGGGACTAGAATCTTCATTAGAATTAGAAAAACATTGTGCATTGGTATTAGACATACATCATCATTGGGTGAGAACAGGAGAATACATACAAGCAAATGATGATAGAGTCAAAAGGATAATTGATAGTTGGCGTGGAGTAAGACCTACCATGCACTATTCTTATTCAAGAGATGAATGGTTGTCTCCTGCTTATCCTGAAGGAAAAATGCATGAAGGCATTCATGATATGCAAACACTTTTGGATAAAGGTTGTAAGAAACAAAAATTACGGGCACACTCAGATATGTTGCCCAATCGTGCAGTAAATGAATGGGCGTTATCTTTCTTACCAAATCTTGATATACAAGTCGAAGCAAAAGCCAAAAATTTAGCGGCAGAACAATTACACACTCAGGCTGAAGAACTGGGATTAGTTTAAAAATAAATACAGCATATGAAATACGACCAAATAACAGAGGCGAAGAAAAATCGCGAACAAAAACTTGAAGCAGTAAAACTACCTTACAAATTAGGTGATCTATCTCCTGTACTTTCAAAAAATAATGTAGACTATCATTATAATGTTTTAACAAAAGCATACGTCAGAAGATACAACGAAGGAGAAGGTGATCCTGATTTTAATTATGGTGGAGCAAAACTTCATAATTTGTTTTGGAGTCAGTTACGTAAACCAACACCATCTAATAAACCAAGTGGTGCAATTAAAGAACTAATTGAAAAGAATCATAAAACATTTGATGCATTTAAAAAAGAAATGTTAAGAATGGCTATGAGCATACAAGGTTCTGGTTGGGTTTACTTGGCACGAAATGGATCTATAAAAAAGACTCCAAACCAATCTTACAAAACAGATATATTGATGCCAATCGATATGTGGGAACATTCTTTTATGGATTACATTCCTGCCAAAGATGCTAAAAAGAAATATGTCGAAAGCATGATGAGAATTATAGATTGGGATTCAATTAATCAAAGACTATCATAGGAGGAAAAACAATGATAACTTCAGTACAAAAATGGGTCAATGCAAGGATCAAAGAAAGAACTACTCTTGACGGAGCAATTCTTATTGGTGCGGGTATTGCCTTTTTAATTTTCAAACCTATAGCAAGTATAGTGGCATACGGAGCGATTGCCTACGGTGCTTGGACTATTTGGAAATCAGAATAATTAAAGTGAACTTATAGGTGTGTCGCTTGATGCGTCCATTCTAAGAACTTGTCTTTGTTTGACACCTTGTTGTTGAGCAAATTTCTTTGGATTGCACTTGTGACACACGTGTTTATAAAAATTAGTTAAACGTTTCTTTTCAATCTTTCCTTTGGCTCTTTCGAAATCTTTTCCACAGTTATCACACTGAAATATATAGAGTGTTTTTATACGGGTGCATTTGTGCTTTTTACCCAGTTTACTCTTACGCACTGATTCAGTTTTTATTTGCTTTTCACCTTTAAACATATACTTATTTACATTAGCATTAGTAAAAATTCCATAAATACAAATGAAATAGGACAAAAAATTATGCCAATAATGACATTGACTAACACAGCAGAAGAGAAGATCAAAGAACTGTGTGCAAACAATAATAAGTGGGCAGTGCGTTTAGGCATAAAAGGCGGCGGCTGTGCAGGTTTTTCCTATGATTGGGGTTTTGCAGAACAGAACGAAATGCAGGACAACGACGAACTGATTGAAACCAAAGGCGGTAGATTAGTGGTAGACAGCCATAGTGTAATGTACCTATTAGGAACTGAATTGGATTTTGTTAATGAAGTATGGGGTTCTCATTTCGATATCAAAAATCCAAACGCAAAAAGCGCCTGTGGGTGTGGAGAAAGCATTCAGTTCGATTTGGAAAAAATAAATGGCTAAACAATTTGTAAACATTGGTATTGAAGGAAACGACGGGACGGGTGATAGTATCAGAGATGCCTTTAATAAGGTAAATGAAAACTTCACAGAACTGTATGCAGTATTTGGTCAAGGTGGACAAATAAGTTTTACTTCATTAAGTGATACTCCTAGCACATTAGGAGCAAACAAAATTCCAGTATCTAATTCGGCGGGCAACGCAATCACGATGCGTGGCATCACGGGAACAGGTATAGCAGTAGATTTAACTTCTGATCCAAACAACATTCAACTATCAGTAACAGGAACATCTGTTGCTTCAGATACAACACCAGGATTAGGTGGACCATTAAATGCCAACAGTTACGCGATTGCAAACGTAGGTATAACACAAAACGCAGTAAACGATTT